ACCATTTGCAGTTGATGTCACAATTACTTTGGTATCTGTACCCGCAGATATTACTGGGTAAGTAGAAGTATAGAATTCGTTTGCACGTTCTACAAACGCAAACTCGTCAAGGTATAGTAAGTTGACTGACATACCACGAATAGAACTACCAGATGTTGCACTCGCAATGATACGACTATTATTACTAAATTCTAATGAACCTTTGTTAAGTGCTTTAGTGCCTGGTTGTAAAAAGAATGGTAAGTTCTCTAACATCAAAGTTATTCTTGCAAGCATCTCTCTCGCAACTTGTCCTTTGTTTGCAAGTATAGCGATTGTTTTTTCTGGGTGAAAACATGCATACCATAAAAGATACGCAACTGAACTAATTGATTTACCAGATTGACGACATGCAAGTACTATAGAAAATCTATTCTTATCAAAATGGTTGAACATTTCTTCTTGATAAGGATAGAGTTTGAATGGTACAAGACCGTCATCTAAAGAAATAACCTTAAGATACTTTGTGCAAAAGTATACTGGGTCATTTACACACTTGACATATTCGTTGACTTCTTTCTTGGTAAACTCATGTTGAACACCGTCTCGTTTAACATTGATATTACCGAGATAAGTATCACTCTTCTGGTTCAACATCTATAACATTCTCGTCTGGTTTTATTGTTTTTAACATGCGTTGCAATTCTGTAGTAGTTCCGACAAAAAGATTATTCGTAGTACTTTCTAATTGTTTTACTTCATCTTGAGATTTTGCTTTCTGCATTTTGATATTTACATCTAACAACTTATCATTTACATCGGATATTTGTTTTATCATATTACCAAGTACTTCAAATGCACGGGGGTGTTCAGACTCCTTTGCGACTTCTAACATCAAGTCAAGGGACTCTTTACTCTTTTCTATAAGTTCATAGTAAGTCTTACGACTGTATTCGTAATCTATATCAACATTTTTATTCTCTATTTCTTTCATAATTGGTCTCCAACCACCCCGTTATAATGTATTTATCTTCTTTTAAATCTGGATTTGCACGATGTTTGTGTGTAAAGTATGCAGGCCAGATAACTAACTTACCAGTTTCGGGTTTTACTGATAGTTTTTGATGCATAAAATCAGTGTATCCAGTATCAGTATCATTTAAATAAAATGTCCAAACACCGAACCTTTCTCTAAAGTCAGTCCACCTCTTTCCAAAAATAGGTAATTCAGAATGCCATGTTGTAAAACCACCACCTTCTGTACTCTTTTGAAATTTGTATCCAGTAATAATATAGTGTCCTCTACCCGCACCCCACTCTTTTAAACACTTTTTAACGTGTTCGTGAATAACAGAATTTAATTTATTATAGAATGGATTAAAAGAACCAAACTGGTCACAATTACTAATAGATGTGTCTTCTCTAACTTCATTAGAAACATTCATATAGTTGTGACCATAATCTTCACTAGTTATCTTGTTATCAAACCAAGATATCATATCATTACAAACCTCTTTACTTAGAGTGTTTTTTTCTTCATAAATCATAAATTACTTGGATTATCTGAGTCAACCTCATTAAATCCATAATCACTATCTGCACTTACTCCACTTGGTGTTGGTGTTATTTGTATTGTTTTGAGATAATCCCCACTATCTTGAGAACTATCCATGATGAATAAATTATTACTAACTTCACGAATAATTTTAGAAGTATTAAGAGGCCCATAGAAGTTTACTTTCATTTCAAAACTTAGAGTATAGATAATAGTTCTTCTTTGTTCTATTGCACCTTCAAAGTCATCTGAAAAATTTGTACTTGTCAAAGTAATTGGTACGTCTTCGGTTAAGTCTGCGATATTACTAAATGGTTTTACTGTCACGGTATATTGTGGTGTAAAAAATGGAAATATTTGTTCTACTATTTGCAATGCATCGTCTTGAGATTTTGCGTAAATATTTAAATCAAAGTTTATGTTATATGGTGTATGAGAAAATATCTTTTGTCTAGATACGGTACTACCACTTAAAACTTTATTTAAACTATTCATTTTATTTAATTGTCTAGTATTATCATAGGTAATACTTGTAATCTCAAAAGACATTCTTGGTAGTTTAATCGCAACTCTTCTTTCTGCCTGTTCTCCACTATTCATAGACTCAAGTCTTGAAATAAAGTTTCTTTTTGGTGCGTATGACAATGGTACTTTAACTTGTGAAATAGTTTCACCCGCAGAGTTTTTTCGCAATACAAATAAGTTATTAAATAAAGAACCAAAAACACTTACTGCACTTCGGACTCTTTTGTGATAAAAATAAGTACCAAACATTACGATACATCTCCAAATGGATTAGACTCACTAAAGTCTAAGAAGTCTGACTCAAAGTCATCAAAAGTTTTATTTTGATTATCGTTTAATATATCATTAATTTGATTTATTGAAGTTGGTGTTGCAACGTGTTGACTATTAGTTCCAATAATACTTTTAGTTGTAGTCCACTCGTGGAATAGTCCGTCAGTTGCACCACTATGAATTAGATGTAAAGTATTCCCAGAGTCAGATGCAAATGCAACTTCTCCAGTCATATTATAAGTGTCAAATACTTGTGTGACTGTTTCTCCTACAATAAATCTACCACCACCAGAGTCAAGTGATAAATGGTATTTGAAAGAACCTTCTTGTTCTATATCCTGAATACTTTCTACACCAGTATCAAAATCTTCACCACTATATTCAAACAATTCGCATTGCATTCTGAATGTTGGTAATTGACTTAACTGATAGAACGGAGTTTCGGTTTCTACTTTTCTAATTTCAAATGCAGACTGAGATAAAGTTAAATAAATTAAATCGCCTTCTCTTGGTCTAAAATTCTTTTCGGTTAATCTTCTACCGATTAGTTGTGTCCACCTTTTTCTAGATACAATAAAGTTTGCTTGGTCTCTTAACTCAATACCAAACTTTGTAAATAAATCACCTTCTCCTTCAAACCCTTCGGTATTCTCAATATACATCTCAATTTTATATGCATCAGAAAATCTAGAAGGTACATCATCTAAAAATAGTTGGTCTTTATTAATAATCTCACGTGGTAAGTAATAGACATCTTGTCCATACATTTGGAGTGCTTCAATAATTATATCTTCGTAAAGTTGTTGTTCGGAAACAACTTTGTTTTTAAAATATTGATTAGTTGCCACAATCTACCCCACAAAGAAGTTAGGTGGATAGTCGTACTCGTTTCTTAGTTTTTCTATTTCTCTTTCCATTTCTTCCTTTGCATCATCAACTAATTGTCTACCATTTAAGGTCACACCGCCTGGAAGTTGCATTCCTTCAAACTTACCTAAGTTTTCTCCCCATTGTTTTTTAAGAGCTGCAGTGCAGTAATTTTTTAGGAATAAGTTATCATATTGACTACCAACATTTTCATCTAACTCAATATACATTTCCACCATAATAAAATCACCTACCTTTATATCTCCCCCGTCTTTTAAATCTCCAAAAATAAATAATTCATCAGCATATCTATTGTATTGTATTTGTGGGTGTCCAGTAAGTTTTAAATCAATCATTGCAAGATACTGTTGCATGTGTTCATAGTATGCAAGGTCTCCTACACCAGTTGCTAAGTCTGCAAGGTCATTTAGTCTCATTTGATATTTGATGTCAAAGAAGTTTACATTTGATGTAGAGTCTCCTACCATGAACACTCTTACTACATCAAGTATTCTGTTTTTAAAAACATTTTCTGCAGAACCAGTTGGGTTGGTTAGGTTTATTTTTTTGTTGTCTATATGTGCCTGAGTTATTTGTACTGGAAAGTATACTCGTACAGAACCGTCAGCCGCATACTCTCTAAACAATTGCAGTCCGTCATCTATTCTATCTTCAATTTGGTCATCATCTATATTAATCTCAATAACTGGGTGTCCTAACCTACGAAGACAATAGTCAATTAATTTTGTTCTTGAATTTACGTTTCTATGTGCCATACTACTATTTATACTCCTAGTTCAGTAATGTTCCACTTGCATTGTAGACATTTATACGATAATGTGAACCCGTTTGTCCTTCTAAGGTATCTGCGTTTAGTCCACTTCCGTTTGAGTCTACTGTTTGAATAAGTGCCATTACGTGGTTAGCGTTTAGTGCAAACTGACCAGCCGCACTATCGTAAGTCAATGCATCTGGACTTCCAGTTGATAATGCATTCTTAACAGTTGTAATTGCATTCGCAGAGTCTAAGTCAAAGACACCAGTTGAACTATTGTATGCAAGACCATTTCTACCAGAGATATTATCTCTTGCAATCTTAATTATATCTGCAGAGTCGACATTTAAGTTTCCAACTGTTAATGTACCAGTGATGTTAGCACCATAACTTGTAGTCTCAAATTTTGAACTATGATTATGATATAGTAT